TCTACCTGAGCCTCTACCTGAGCCTCTACCTGAGCCTCTACCTGAGCCTCTACCTGAGCCTCTACCTGAGCCTCTACCTGAGCCTCTACCTGAGCCTCTACCTGAGCCTCTACCTGAGCCTCTACCTGTGCCTCTACCTGAGCCTCTACCTGTGCCTCTACCTGAACCTCTACCTGTGCCTCTACCTGAACCTCTACCTGTGCCTCTACCTGTGCCAGAACCTATGCTCAACTCTGTGCCTGTGCCCGAGCCTATATCTGCGACAGAACCTATGCCGGCGATAGGTAACTCTGAATTAGATAATATGCAGGATGTACTCAATAAGATGTCTATGGAATTAGAAGGACAGGCCTTACCGGCACTGGCACCAGCACAAGCACCGGTACCAGCACCAGCACGACCGGCCTTACCAGCACCAGCACCAGCACCAGCACAAGCACAAGCACCGGCCTTACCGGTACCGGCCTTACCAGCACAAGCACCAGTACCAGCACCAGTACCCGGAACCAGTTAAAAAAATGATAAAGTTATTGGTGAAAATATTATTGATTATTCAAATGAAAATTTAAAATCCACTTCTTTACAATCTCCTTCTTCTTGAATATTTAATAGATTATCAATATTATCTTCATTTTCATATAAAAGTTCTTCTTTCGTTGTATTATAAGTATACATTTCTTCTTCATCAAGATAGATATCGCAGATACCTGTCCCTGATTTAATTCTTTGTCCCATCATAATATTACTAGACACGCCCTTCAGATTATCTCTTTCTGAAAAGATGCCGGCTTTAATTAGTTGATCGGTTGTGTCTTCAAATGAAGCTTTTGCGAGAGGTCCTACGTCTCCTCTTTTGATACCTTGTCGGTTGATTGAGGTTAATTCACCTTTTGATGTCATCACATCACATAATAGTTCAATATGTCTAATATTGATATATTCTCCCGCGTGATCAACAACACTAACAATTTCATCTCTTAGAACTTGTCTACCGGCTTCAACGCCTAATACATTAAATATCTCAATAATATCATTTGAATGAGTATTTATATAATCTACGTATGGTGAATTCATGATATCTACTAGATTAATACCATCGGAAACTAGGCATTTCTTTTTCTCACTCTCCAGAGAATAAGAGAATTTATTATGGATCTCACTTTTTTCATCATTGATTTTGGATATATTTTCTTCAGTAATAATAATATCGGTAATATTTGGGATTCCTTTAATGGAGATATTATTAATAATATCTTCGTTGATACTTTTAATAATAGATAAGATATCACTTTGATCTTGGATACCATTTAATATTTCATCTGGATCCGCGTCGCAATTGATTGAGATACGTCCGATTAAATCTTTACTATTATCATCTGTGAAGATGAAATTGATTCTTTCTGAATCATATTCTAATAATTTCATATAAATATCTTCCATGATAATACCCCATTCTAACATCTTCTCTTTATCAAAGACAAAGCGAATAATCCAAGGATATTTATTAGTATCACCGTTTTCTAAATCTTGAAATTCTTTATAAATACTAAGTAATTCTCTGTCTTTCGGGATAATCGTTTCATAATTAGAATTTTCTGGGTCATAGTAAATACTACTTGATAGTAAGACATCTTTCATCTTAATATATTCTAACTTATTCTTCACAAATGATAATTTATTAGTATCACTACTATATTCAGGATAGATAGAAATTGTTGTATTCGGAGATTTGATATTTTTACTAACATGTAATAATTCCGTTAAACGAGGGATACCGCGAGTAACATTAGATTTAGCACTGACACCAGCAAAATGAAAAGTATTGAGAGTCATTTGTGTAGCAGGTTCTCCTATACTTTGTGCCGCTACCACACCAACCATCTCGCCGGGTGATATTTTTGATTTATAAAATTTCTCTTTAATTGTATTACAGATAAGTTTATATTCTGACCGTGTGATTTTATATTTACAAATTAATACTTTCGGATTTAGATGAATATCAATTAGAAATTTCATAATCTTATTGTTTTTGAATTCTTCTGTAATAATTAATGACTGTGCTAATCTTTCATTTCCTTTATAGATATCTAATGGCATCATATTACTTTTGCCGCTTTTATCGGTAAGATTTTCCACGATTCTTTCTATATGAACTGGATAATTAATATTATTCTGAATATTACCATTGTATAGAGTTGTGATTATATATTCTCGGTGATCTAATAATTCATAAAACATTTTATCAAAGATATCTCTATTCATATCTTTACATTTATCTGCTAATGATTTATTAAAATATTTGGTCCAGTTAGTTTTATCATCAAAATAATATTTATTCATTAATTCTTCTGGTGATAATTTTGTAAGATAGAGTGTCTGCGATTCAACGTGCATGCCATCCATACCATCGTTGCCATAGACAAATTGAACAATCGTTCCAGAACTACTTCTTACTGAATAATCATAATTAACTGTTAAATCTTCCATCGCTTTCACTAATTTTCTCTGAACATATCCCGTTTGTGCTGTTTTTACCGCTGTATCAATAAGTCCTTCCCTACCACCCATAGCGTGAAAGAAGAATTCTTGAGGAGTTTGCCCTGATATAAATGAATTTTCTACAAATCCTCTTGCTTCAGATGAATCATCATACTTATGATAATGCGGTAATGTTCTACCATCAAAACCATATGGAATACGTTTTCCGTCAACATTTTGCTGTCCCAAGCATGCGATCATCTGAGCAATATTTGTTAATTTACCCTTGGAGCCTGAATTAATCATATAAGTACCCCGATTTTTTGGATCTAAATTAGAGAGACCAATCTTACCAGTTTCATTGATAGTTTTATTTAAAATTCCATTTACTTTACTTTCAAAGTAATCATGATTATTTCTCCCAGGAATTCCTTCAAATATATTTAAATGAAAATCTTGCATAATTTCCTCAATTTGTATTTTTCGCTGACTAATAATAGTATTAATTTTTTCGGTTGTTTTACTATCGGCGACTATATCGCTAATACCCATACTGAATCCTTCAATTAATAATACTGTTGATACGATCTTTTGTAAATCATTAATAAAGTCATTGGTTCTTTCGGGTCCTAAATCATTATAAATAGTATGAATTAATCCCTTTGATGTTTTACTAAATAAACCTTTATCAAATGTTCCTTGTTGGATCTTACCTTTTACAATGATTACCTTGTTAATCTTATCAGTATTTTCTGAAATCAATTTCTTTAGTGGATCAGAGTTATCGGATGATACATTATCATAACTACTATTTTTCATTTCTAAATTAATATGATCTGGTAAGACATAGGATAAAATTGATTTCCCAGACCATGAATCTATCTTTTTACTACCTTTTTCATAACTATTATCTGGTTCAGGATAAGTTCCATTAAAGGTTGATAATTGTGAAATAATATTAATCATTTGTTTCTTATTATAAATACAACTATCAACACATTTATAATTGTTAGGTGTATTTGATATATCATAAATATTCGCACTTGAGTTATAAGCTAATTGGTTCCCTTCGTTAAATCTAATAATTTCGGATTGCGTTAATTTATATAGGCCCAATAGTGTATCTTGGACGACCGTAATAATCGGTTTATTTTCCCTAGGTGAGATAATCTGATGATTAACCGAAACAATATTAATTAATTCGCTCATCGCCTGAACACTTTGAGGGACGTGCATATTCATTTCGTCTCCATCAAAATCTGCATTATAAGGAGGGGTGACGCTTACATTTAATCTAAATGTATCACCTTTCATTACTTTAACTCTGTGACCCATCATACTCATCCTGTGAAGAGAAGGTTGGCGATTAAATAATACATAATCATTATCTACAATATGGCGATTTACTTTATCACCAATCTCTAAAACGATATCGTTTTTATTATTATCATTGATAGTGTATCGGTTTCCATCTTGTTTAATAATACTCTTAGCACCAGGCCATTTATAAGGACCATTCACAAGATAAGATTTTAAATCTTCAATATTAAAACTATTCACAACTTCGGGAAAAGTTAGATTTAAGGCAATCTTAATGGGAACTCCCAATTGATCTAAATCAATATTGGGATCGGGTGTAATGACACTACGAGCAGAGAAATCTACACGCTTACCCATAAGATTAGATCTGAGGCGACCTTCTTTACCCTTTAGCCTCTGTCTAATCGCCTTAATAGGTCTACCAGAACGATGAGTCGCCTGACTAATCCCCTGTTGTTCATTATCAATGAATGTAATAATATGATAAACTACCATGTTATACCAGTCATCAATTATTTCTTTGCGAGCAAAACTATTAATCTTATTTTTGAGAGTATTATTATATTTTACGATTTCGGATAATTTATGAGTTAAATCATCATCCATTCTCTGTGAGTCTCCCTGTTTTACTGTGGGTCTCATCGCTGGCGGGGGTACAGGGAATACCGAACAGATTAACCATTCGGGACGACACCAGACCGAACTAAATCCTAAAAGATTACAATCTTCATCTGAAATCTTCTCAAATAACGATTTAACATATTCAGCACTTAAATATGTTTCTGATGAGGGGATATTTAAATCTTTCCATACACTCTGAATACCATTAATTCCATCTATCTTGTAACGTTGTGGCTGAATACAACCACAACCATCATCGCTTTCTTCCCCGCAACGATTTATATTTGATGATAATTCATAGATCTTTGCCCAGCGACCTTTATTACTCTTACTCTTTAGTTCAAGAATTAAATTAGATTCTTTATTTACTTTGAGTTTACCACATCGGAAACATACACATTTTAGGATCTTGGTTGTAATATCAATGAAATGATAGTTAAATACAGGTTTCGCCAACTCAATATGACCAAAATGTCCAGGACATTCCAAATTATCTAATCCACATGTATTACATACTTTACCTCTATCAGTAGTTCCCATACGAATATCAAATAGACCCTTTACAACTGGAATATCCTTATCATATGTTTCGTGTTTTGTAACCTCTACAACTGATTGTTTTCTTATTTCTTCGGGAGACATAATACTGAATTGTAAACCGGTAACATCTTTTGTAATCGGTTCAAAATTAGCCATGTTAGATACTTTATATATAAGATTTATATTTTTAAATCAAATTTTTTACAAGAATTATTTTAAATTTGATTTAAAAGTTAAATAATTTATATCATAAAAATGAGTGATAATATTCACGAAATGAAAACACGATCCAAGGCGTCTACTAATATTAATAATGACCAATCAGATGATGATAGTAGTGTTGATGAATATGGTAATCTTAAAGGATTCATTGATTATGATTGTGAAGATGACTTTGATCACAAGGAATTAGATAAAGAATTGAACCGATTGAGAAAAACTAAACCAAAGGGTAAATTAAAGAAAAATAAAAGATTAAATGATAAAAAAATAAATGATGTCTTTATGTCATATATTATCATGAAAGCAACTGAAAAAGCAAATGAAAGCAATGAGAACCGAAAGAGCCAAAAGCAAAGGCAAAAGCAAAAGAACCAAAGGCAAAAGCAAAAGAATCAAATGCAAAAGAATCAAATGCAAATGCAAAGGCAAAAGAAAAATAAAGTGACAGTAGAAATTTCAGATTGTTCAGATGACTCCGATGAAATGTTAGATGGCTATGATGGTTCAGATGATTTAATTGAGAAGATAAATCTAGATGAATGTATTGACTCACATAACTCACATAACTCACATAACTCACAGAATTTAACAACTATTTTAACGATGGATTTAAGTAGTGATAGCGATAGTAATGATAGTTCATTTAAGGGATCACTTGATACAGTATCATCTCTATCTGATAGTGATCAACCTACTGATAGTGATCAACCTACTGATAGTGATCAACCTAAAGAAGAAGAAGAAGAAGAAGAAGAAGAAGAAGAAGAAGACGAATATACTTTTGAATATGATAAACAGGACGAAGAATATGAAGAATTAATTGATAAACAGTTGCTAAAAAACAGCGAAGAAACTAATATGGAATATTATCATTATCTTGATAAAGAAGCCAAAGAAAAGTTATTTAAGTTAACAAGTGAAATATATGAATATAATGGGTCAAATATACCTCTCAGATTTAAAGTAATAGAATCTGAAATGGATATGAAAACTAAAGCAATCGCTCTAGAAAATATAGATAAAATGGTAGAGATGGATGTATCTACAGGTGAACATAGTAAAATGGATCTATGGATTAATGGTCTTATGCGCATTCCTTTTGGTAAATATAATCGTATTCCCATTAATCCTGAGAGTGGTGTTTCAGAAAAACGAGAATTTATAACGAATACATATAAAACACTAGATAAAGCTATTTATGGTCACAAAGAAGCAAAAACTCATATCTTACAGGTTATTGGTAAATGGATGAAAAATCCAGATAGTAGTGGTAATGTCCTTGCTATTCAGGGTCCAATGGGAAATGGTAAAACGACTCTCGTTAAAGATGGCATCTCTAAAGTATTAAATAGACCCTTTCATTTTATCGCTTTAGGTGGTGCTTCCGACTCGGCTTATTTTGATGGACACTGCTATACATATGAAGGATCTCATTGGGGTAGAATAGTTCAAATTCTACAAGATTCTAAATGTATGAATCCGGTTATCTATTTTGATGAATTAGATAAAATTAGTGACACAAATAAAGGAGAAGAAATTATTCACATGTTAACTCATCTAACCGACCCCTCTCAAAATAATCTATTCCAAGATAACTATTTCCCAGGTGTAAATTTAGATTTATCGAAGGCATTATTTATCTTCTCTTATAACGATGAAAGCAAGGTAAACAGAATCTTAAAAGATCGTATGTATGTTATTCATACAAAAGGATTTAAAACCGATGATAAAATTAAAATATGTAATGAATATCTAATCCCTGAAATATTTAACACCTTTGCGTTTGAAAAAGATGATTTAGTTTTCACCACCGATATCATCAAAAAAATAGTTGAGAAATTTACAGGAGGAGAAGAAGGTGTTCGGAATCTTAAGAGATGTATAGAAACAATCGTTTCTAAAATTAATATTCATATCTTATCGGATGGAGATAGTGGTTTATCATTTAAGTTAAAAGAATTAGTTCTACCTGTCACTTTAACCGAAGAACATATTGAGATACTCTTGAAAGTAGATAACGGTTCAGACAAACCTCCCTATGGCATGTATTCATAAATAAGTAGGATTAGGATTCATTTGACATTTTCATCTCCACCCGGATCCTATCCAAAAGCTGGATTCTATCCACGTGTCGCAGTCGTGTATTCAAGGGTTCGGGCCGACTGGTGTAGCGACCTACGCACCGTCCGGCTCAGGCTCAAGTTCAGGTCGCGGTTGGGTTGCAGAAGAGGCAGAGAGATTCTCGTAGTAATTTCCAATATCCGCCAAGAAATCTGTGACACGCGCGGGCCGTCGGTCGCCCGCCGAACGCTCCCATACATAAAGCGCTGATGACCACCGTCCTTCATCGGTTACATATTTATCTAGTGGCATACCTATATCAGATAACATTTTAGATACCTCGTTCTGTTTGAGGGTGCTCCGGATTTGCTTGTTTTTTTCTAGTTCTTTGGTAATTTCATTTGCTTTCATGGCAAAACTCTCCAACTCAGTGCGTTTTTGTTCGATCAGATCTCTTTTTGATGCGTCATTCTTAAATATATCAGAGAAAAGTTCTTCAAAATCTCCCTTATCACCAAACCATTTGCTCCAGCCCTTTCCCTCCCACTCACCCATTCCCAATAAATCTATAATTGAATACATATCATGTTCTTCCAGTTTATTCTTCAGATCAGGAATACCTAAATCATTAAGAAATTTATCATAATCCAACTCCCCCCCTGCGTCTGAAAATAAACTTGTTAAGTTTTGATTTAATTCTGAATCTGGTGTCATCGCATTGTATTCCTGATGATTGATTTCATAATCAGTAGAGACATTTTTATTTATAGGGGGTGGTCGGAAGTGACCGCTATTATTGGACCAGGATAGTAAATTTCCATGTTGATCAAACTCTATTGTACCAGCATATAATATTGTATCTCCCTGCGTATAATAACCAGTCAAATCATGCCTCATGCCCGCTACCACCTCTGGGGCTTTTCTGAGCGCCTCCGCCCTCTCATGTTGTTCAACAAGATATTTACTAGCATTATTTTTGAGCAAGAAAAAAGAGGAGTGACCATATCCATCTCCCCCGAGCACCCCCCCCTCTGGCATTAAATATAATTTATCATTCTCATCGGCTAAGATGACAAATATAAACGATTGGCTATTGGAGAGAGCTTTCATAATAGATAAGACAATATCGGGATTCATAATATCTTTAATTAACATTGTACCATATTGACTATCATCTGTAAACTGCCGCTGGAGATTATCGTCGAACGGCTTGACGCCTCCGATTAAGATCCGCCTTTTAGTCTTATTTCTTTTACTTTGAAATTTCTTATTAGCTTTTCTACCTCTAGTCTTCCTACTTATTCTGCGATTGACTGACGGTTTAGCTTTTCTACCTCTAGTCTTCCAACTTATTCTGCGATGAATTTTATTTCTGGTCATATTTAATATAAAATATATTTTTTTTGTCTATATTCATAAATAATTAGGATTAGGATTCATTAATTTTTCCTTGAATTGCTTAAAATAAATATATTTTTTTGAACCAGTTTGATAGTTTAATAACTCCTTGTAATTCGCTTCTCTGTCATATCCATTGGATCCACCATCCATTCTTTCAAATAATAAATGATTATTTAGATCACAAGAGGTAACAATTATATGACCCATACCAGCATATCTAAATCCTATATCAAATACAGTCTTCTGATCATTGGCACAGCAATCATTGTATTTTTCTAAACATTTCGTTAAACTCATGAATGTAAAATCACCGATATAAACCTCTGTATTAGGATTACCCACAAGCTCATAAAATATTTTCATATGGCGATTTAATGATTCGGGTAATTCAGGTATCTCCTTAAAATTCATAAGATAATTTTTTTCTATACTCTTTTGGAAAAAAGGCTCAATCGTGCTATCGTGATTTTCTTCTGATAATGTACTATTCTTTACTAATTCCTGAACTGATATAACCTGTTCCCGTTTATCAGAAAGATGTTTCTCCATTTAGGTAACTAATATCATTTATCTTAAAATAATATATTTTTTTTATATATATGTCTGTCAGAAGTACTAGGAGAAGACGCGGTGGGAGCAGACCTAGAAGTGGGAGCAGACCTAGAAGTGGGAGCAGACCTAGAAGTGGGAGCAGACCTAGAGGTGGGAGCAGACCTAGAAGTGGGAGCAGACCTAGAAGTGGGAGCA